CCAAAGAATCAATAGCTCTTCCTGATTGATCAATCCTTTGAGATTGATCTACCGCTTTGGATAGCATTTCAAAAAATTCTTTTTCTAATTTTAATTTTAAGTATTGATATCGAAACGAGTTCATTTAGAAATTACCATGACATGAATACCGTTCCACCATCCATTAGGATCTTCTGGAACTTTAGTGAGGATTTTTCTCTCAAACAAAACATTCAAGTTGTTCTCTTTTACAAAGAACTCTGCTGCTTGCACAACACCCATAAAGTTTGCATCATCAATAACAAGAATAAACTTGTCTGCAAATGCAGGAATCAAGAATGTCAGATTATCATACTGTGCTTGTGGATCATGATCAGCATCGTAGAAAATAATATTAGGTTGTTTGTGTACATTCTTTGGTGTCAGATCTTGAATAGATTTTGGACAGAAGTATTGTTTCTCTTTGAGACCACTAAAGAATACTTTCTTAGGATCATCATATGATTCTTTCTCTACATCATCTCTGAATGGAGAGATCTCTTTCTCTGAGTAATCATCGACAGCAAATGCTTCTACATCTCTGTTCATAGTAGCAGCAAAAAATGTGCTGCCTGCATGTACACCCAACTCCATGTAGATAGCGTCGGGTTTAGACAGTAGATTGTTTAGGAAGTGTCTTACAGTATTAGAAGACAGTCCCTCATATTTGAATCCTTCTTCTACAAACTCACTGTCTCCTCTTGCTGCTTTCTCGATAGATGACAGAACTAATTCGATGTCCTCATCAAAGTGTCTATCACTTCTCTTCATTCTAGACTGTACAACAGAGTCACAGTAGTTGCACTTCCAACAATCAAAACCGCATGTCTTGATTTTTTCTCTCCAGATATCAATTGGTTTCTCTTCGAGAGTTACATCCTCAATGTAATCATTGAACTGTGGGTGTAGCAACTCCTCGTCTGCTGCCCATCGTTTAATGATGTCCATGCTTTCCATGAGACGCATAGCAGACTCTCTACCATGCATCTTGAATACATCAATACCTAGATCAAGAAACTCTTCCCAATCTTTTTTCCATGGTGGAATGGTTGCTGCTTTTAGTGACGCAGCAGGATCTCTCTCGTCCCAGGTAGAACAAGATACCCTACTCAAACTAGTATTGAAATACTGAGGGTCATCTTTCTCCCTCACCATGTTGTAGTGATAGTGTTCTGGCATGATAGGACAACCACCCCAACACCACTCGTTAGCAAGTAGCGAGATCTTTACTGGTTTACCAATCTCAGCACAGTATTCTTTTGCTTCTTTGATTCTCAGCAGAGTATCTCTGTCACGCATGAGATCTCTATCTAGGTTGACATAATGAAACCCTGCTTTTGCTAGGTTTACAATTTCATTAGGTCTAGTAACTTCTCTAAGAATAGTATTCTTGATGAACAGTTCGGGAAACTCCTTCTGCAACTGTCCTGTCAAAACCCACGATGTATGTGGGATAGTAATGATACGAACTCCTGAGTCATACAGGAATCTAAAATTGTCAATAAAAATATCTAAGTTCTCTTGTGTAGGTGGAACTTGGATATTATTAAATGTTGCTGATAAAGGAATACCTGTCTCCTGTGAGACGTACAAAGCATTGAGAGTAGTATCTCTCATATCCCCATCAATAACATCACCCATCGCATCCTGCACAAAAGGTGGCATACGACAGGTGAAGTAGATATCGTAGATGTAATCTTTATGTTCCTTGAGGAAAGGAATAAAAGTATTCAGTACAAAATCTTCTGGTAATTTGGTATTAAGAGGGAGCGAAAATCTTGCCATAATCTACAATCACTTTTTCCATATAAATGTGTTCAGCTTCTGGATTTGTTTCCAGAATATATTTGTTTGTCTCCGCCAACTCTAGCAGTTTTTCTCTATTGAGATCCTTTGTCTTATCAACCCAATCGAATCTGCGAAGAATAGAATGGTGGATAATAGGAACCAATTCAAGGTGTCTCTGACTCGACATTGTTAGATTGTCCGAATTGTAGTTGTCCTGAGTATTTATGTTGCGACAGTTTAGGCAATGCAATACCCTCTTCTTGCAACTGTGCTTGGATCTGTGGGGCAATCATTTGATTGAGTTTATCAATACCACCACCAATCATACCAGAGTATTTAACAGCAATACCAAGTGCTTCTACCTGATCTTCTTCTGGCATGTCCATGATAGATGTCATGTTACCTGCACCAATTCTACCGTAAGAAACGATGTCCATTGCTGCTTGCTTACCCATACGGGCAATCCAATACATCTTAACTTCATGTGGTTGCTCCTCACAGAAATACTCTAGAGGATGTTCGTCATCAACATATTTGTCAACAACATTTAAGAAATACTTCAGTTCTAGTTCAGACTGTCTGAGTTTTCTTTTCCAGATACTAATATCATAGTCATTCTTCTCTAGATCAATCTGCATTAACTCTTTATTGAGTTCATCAGGTTCTTGATCCATTGAGATAACTAGTTTCTTTCTAAGAATCTCTGCTTTCCTAAGACTGTTTCTGTTCTCCATGTAGGCATGATACCTAGTTTCTAGTTCCATCAATGCTTGACGAACTTTTCTCCATGGAGTTAGTTGAGGGTCAGCAACAAAGTGCTCACACTCGTACTCTGTCATGCCACTATTGAAGCGCATACTGGCGGACAGGATATCAAAATCTTTTTTGTTTAGACCAAATTCGTCTACAAATGACTTAGATAAATGAATTTCATTCGTGTCAGAACTAATAATATTTCTTACGTCTGAAACGATATCGGATAAATTAGCGTCAGAATTTAAAGACATATGCATCAACCTCATACTCTGGTTTGCGATCCCAATCAGTTTCAGAGATCGTTCTGCCCATTTCAATTGCTTGTTTCTGGGGCAAGAGGATACCAATGTAATCCTCATATAAGATATTTAGGTCCCAAACAGTAGTGCAATCTTCAAATTTTTTGACTAATGTTTGATACTCTACAAGCATTGTGGAGAGTTTATCTTCCCATGCTTCTGCTTTTTCTAGAATTTTATTTGATAGATCATCTCTAGACATGTGTCTTTGAGTAGAAAGATAATCTAGGAAAGGAGTTTTATGTCCTTGTGCTCCTTTATATGTCAACCACTCTCTTGCTTCATGCTTTTGAATTTCCCAAGATGCAGTTTCTAGATCCGTTGTGTTCTTGAGATTTCTAAATCTAGTATTGTATTCATCTTCAATAATTTCTTTTGCAAAGAAAACCATGAAGTCAATAACATCTTTGAGGATATTATCAGTCAACTCAATGGGCACCTTCATAATTTCATTTGCAGGAGTCCATGCAAAACCTGCTTCACCTGTATTTACAGCGACCTTACCAAACGGTCTAATCTCAGAGAAGAAGTTAGATCCGTTATAAGCTTGTTGCTTAGTAACTTCTCTATATTTGTGCTCCCACTCTTTATAGATGATTTGGAAAATTGTTTCGCTAACTTCTACACACGAGAAGTGCATCAGCGAAAACATTTCGTTGTAGTGCAATCGAAGATCTCCAGTTGACGAAGCGTTGACAAACTGTTCTTGATTGATTTCTCTTTCGTTGATGATTAGATATCTCATTATTGTGCCTGATTTGCAGTGACCGAAGCGGCAGCAGAACAGCAACCGCCAGAAGATTGACCATAATGACCTTTAGGTCTAGTCGCAGCGCCCATGTTGGTTTCAACGTCAGTAGTATAATCCCACTTAGTTGTGTGATTGTTTTGCTGACCATCATATTGACCCATCATGTATCCTTTGTCTTGACCCATCATGAAGTTTTCTTCTCCATAAGCACGGACCTTAGTACCGTTCTTTAGACCAGCTCCAGTTGAACCGCTGTATTTAGTCCATGGGGAAGTAACATTGTTTCCAGTACCAGCATAGAAATGACCGTACTTAGAAGGAAGGAATTTGCAAACTCCATCAGGAGCAGCGTTAGAAGACCACCCGAACCAGGAATCATTAGAATGGTTAACACCATGTCTTGATCCACGGAAGGATGCCCATGATTTCTCCTCATCACCACAAGATGCAGTGTGGTCAGAACCAGAAGGCGAGTTGCCTACCTGATACATAATCTCGGAAGGATAGTGTAGTTTACCAACAGCAGAGTTACCACCACCTAGGTTATAACCAAACTGTTGTTTTTGTGCAGTAGCGGTTGAGTTTCTGTCTCTGTTAACAGGCATGTTCCAACCACCAACAACGGTGTATCCCATGACGCCTCTAGGGTCATCACCTTCCCAACCATATGGGGAAGTTGGAGAGTAAGTACCACCACCAGGGTTACTTCCTGTAGTACCAAACATTCTCCTCATACCTGTGTGTAGGTTGATTGAGTCTGTATGGTTAGAAGATCCCGTGAATGCGTTGACGCAACCATGACCATATCCGAAGTAATCACTCCAGGTACAGTCAGCATAAGTTAGTGCTCTGGTTAACTGCTCGCCGCAATAGAACGTAATGTCATTTGCGTGCCAAGTTTTATTGACTGTTCTCCAAGGATTAGATCCTTTATACCCCGCCACCAGATAACCATGTGTAATCAAACTTCTATATCTGAATCCTGTAAGAGGAGCAGATGCAACAGTTTGACCAGGATATGCCCAGAACACACCGTTAGATCCATCAGATACTAAGTATGCACCTCTAGTAACATCAGCAGGTTCAGGAATACCACCACCAACTTCATCCCACTCAGATCCGTTCCAGATCTGTGCTTTGTTTTCGTCAGTGTTGTAAATAATCTGACCGACGTTTGGTGTTGCTGGTCTCCCAGCGTTGTTGAAAGATGGTAGCTTTAAACCTTGTGTGGTTAAACTAGCATTTCCTGTAACAACTGTTCCTACAGTTAACTGAGACATGGTTACGCTTCTATCCTATGAATGTATTTATTGTTTTGGATGACTTTCTTTGACAGATTTCACAGTAGCATACCAAGCGGAAGTTTCTTTTCCTGGAACAAGACCTGTTTCCATGTCATGGAAAAGCATATCTAATTGATCTGCAACGTCAGGATATTCCATTCTCCTTGCGAGATCATAGGTAGCGGGAGTTGGTTCTACCTTTTGAATTTCTCTGTGATTGAAGTTGAAAACTTGGATAAAGCCGGGAAT